TCCCATCTACCTTTGGCTTTTGAATCTTCTCGCAATCTGACGTCACCAAAGATTTGTTTATACTCAGATGAACCAACAATGTTTCGAACCTTAGAACCAAATCGTACTGCAAGTTCTGTGTTATGTGATACTTGCATAATTTTCATTTTAGGAAACTTCCCTATCATCCATGCCGGAAAATAAATTGAAGCAAATTCTGATTTAGTGTGTCTAGGAGGCATATTTATTATGAGCCTCCCTTTTTTATCTGAAGCTACTTT